GTTAGTTGAGTATGTTCCTGTTAGGGTTATGTTTGCGTTATGAGCTCCTGAACCACTTTGGGATATAGTACCTGTATTACCATCAACATATGATTTTAATGAAAGAGTTTTCTTTCCATCTGTTTCTTGGACTACATAAAATGAATTATCGTCTGCATACAAGTATACTGTAGCATCATGTTCTGAATAGGCATTATTGTTACCATTTCTTTGATACCCTGCTAATGCATTATTACTACCGTGGATATCTAGAGTAAGTGTCACTCCACCACCTTCATCACCGTCACTAGTAAATGTAGTATCGGATGACCCACTTAAAGTAACACCTTGACCCCATCGAACAGAATTACTGTCACCCAAGATATGAAAATCTATATTTGATTCTTTACATGAAGAACCCCTAGTGCAATTTTGTTCAAAGTGAAGTGAATTGGAATCACCATTTAAGTCTCCACCCGAACCTTGTTGAGTACCCCAAGTAGGAACAAAGGAAATAAAATTCTTGTTTCCTGTTTGTTTGATTAGTATTTGATTTGATGCACCACCTAGTGAAAAGATAGTGTCGTTGTTGAACCCAATTTGAGTTACATTGAAGACAAGATTGTCATTGGACTGACTCCCTGTCGTTTCCACATCAACCTTGTTGTTATCGTTTGCGACAACAAACAAGGGTAACATAATTAATAATGATAAAAACTTTTTCATAATCCTTTTAGATTAACCATTGAAACAATAAGCATAAAATAACTCCTTCAGAAAATGATAACCAATACATATGGTAATCATCTAGTCGCATAGCTTTTTGAAATCCAAAGATTTGGTTCTCATGCCATACACGGAATTTTTCTGATATGTTCATATATTCTCCTAAGTTTGTTTGTGTGATGGTAATATTTAGAGACGAACCATCACCCACCTGTATTGATGACTCTTTTTCGTCTGTTATGGTTCTAATGGATGCTTGTGCAAACATCGGTAACTTAATAGATATAATTCCATTAACTTCCCTGTAGAACCATATTTGACCAAGACCCTTGTCTACAATAGTAGAATATTGTGTGTCTTTGTCAAAGCCTGGCAGAGTTCCGTCAATACGAACCACTCCGAAGGCATTAGATTGTTGTCTGTCGAGACCAACCTTACGGTCAATGTCTAAAACTACATCTAATAAATCTTGTAAGAAATCGACATCAAGTAAATCTCTGTCGAGCTCTGTGTATTCTAACTCATCATCTTCAAAGTACTGTTCTTCCAAGTCATTAAACTCTAGGAAGTCCACGTCAAGAACGTTACTTGTATCGTTCTCTTTACTACTCTGTTCTTCTGCAACCTGTTTGTTCACCTCTTCGGGTGGACTGACAATGAATAAGTTGTCAATCAAGTTGGGTGTAATTCCATTAACCACTATTGGTTTAGTTGGTGAATCATCGTATGTAGAAACCATTGTTGCTTGATACGCTTCATCCAATAATACCTGTCCGCCTGCATTACTAACTAGGATACTTCCCGAAGGAGCTCCCCATTTATCGGGTAGCAGTATCACAAGTGACCTTCCGATTTCATCAATAGATGTTGTGAAGTCGGTGCCGTTAACTGTTATCTGTGCAGTCGGTGTAGTTATATTTATGTTAGCTTTCTTAATCTTTCCACCAAAACCCGAAGCAAATCGAGCGGTGCCTTGTGCCATACGAATGGCCATCTTGGACTTTGAAGGGTCGGGGTCATAGTAAACCTCGTCTATCCATACCTTTGAATGTTCTGTTAAATCCAGTTGTTCCGTACCTTGGAATTGGATTTTCATTCTGCCGTTCTGAGTCTGTGCTGTATCATACATCAGCACATCGGATTCATCTGTTGCAGATATCACGGAAGTTTCTCCGTCTCTCTGAAGACCAGCTGAACCCTTGTATTCGATAATCTGACCTATCGGTTCACCATATGATAGTGAACTGATAAGTAAGAGATTAACTATCGTTGTCGTCTTTCTGAATAATGTCGATGTTAGCATTAGAGGTCACAAATGATACGTCAATGATACCACTACAAGATTGACCACTCGGACAACTTGTATCTGAACCACTCTTCTGAATGATATCAATATCATTGCCTGAACCAGTTAAGATTGCAGTGATTTTATTATCAGTCGCGTCAGCTTGAATGGTATTAATGTCGTTTGATGAACCACTTACAGTCCAGTTCCAAACAGCATTATCCGAATCAACTTTGGTTGTGAATACGTTACTTGAACCACCTACTACTAAGTCCCAGTTTAAGTATTCTGCTGATGCAGTGTAACCGACATCTATATCAAACGTGTTAGATGAACCTGTTACAGCACCTGCCATGTTTAAGTTGTCTGCACTACCTTGATAACCTATGTTCCAATCCATTGAGTTCGAACCACCAGTAAATGTTAAATTTACTGTTGAACTATCTGCAATGAAAGGGCCGTATAGTTTGTTGACATCACCAAATTGTACTAGTGTGAAACTGTTGTTTGCACCAGTAAGAATCATGTCAGCAGATGTTCCCGAGAAATTATCTAAACCGACTTTGTTTCCGTAACCTTTCTGAGTGAAGTTCAACGTTAGGGCTGTACCACTTTGTTGTAACCATATTTCGTTATCGTCTGCTCCTGCAAATGCAGTAGTCGATAATCCTAATGTTAACATAATCAATAATAATTTATTCTTCATGTTTTTCTCCTATTGAATGTAACTCGTTTCTTCCATGTGTTCCATGGGGGTGACGATGTTCATCTTTAATTACCCAAAAACTTCTATCGTGTCCTTGGTATATTAGTTCTAGAACGGCAAGTTCAATTGCTGAACGTGTTGCTTTCGTAACACCTTCATTTTCTGCTCTGCCATCTTCCATTTCAATTAACTTCGTATCCATATCAACGAAGCGGAATACATCATAACCACCACCTGTACTTAGAATCGTTTTCTGAGTCTGTACATTCAGTAAAATCTCACCAGTTAAAGTTGATATTCCTCTCAACGATACGGTGATAACATCCCTACGATATGAAATAGAACTGCCAATACCTAAGTATCTTGCGCCTCTTCCACCGCTTTCGATGTTCGAATCATAACCAATAATCCCACCTTCCAGTAGGATTCCTGCGAAGAGCAAGGGTTGAATTCCTGTTGGGGAACCCTCATTACCTTCCTGTTCTGCAAAACTTTCTCTAGTAGAACGAATGATTTGACGCTCTCTTACTAGTGCATCTAAACTTGTTCTCTCTACTACTCTAAACCATTTACCCTTCCCTGCTGTCTTAAGTGCATCAATCAAAAATGATTCAGCTCCTTGTGTGACTGCAGTGGAGAAAGATGCAATTCCATCTTTACTCTTACGTTGTCCTGTCTTATCCATGAAAGCGTAGACTGCAACGACTGGCATTACATCTGCTGGTGGTAACAGTAACAACTCTTTATAAGTAGGTATATTTACTACTTCTGCCTTCTCAATGCACTCACCCACCTTACTCATTACAAGAGAGGTGCAACTGTCGGTCATAGACGGAATACTTGCACACCCAGTGGTGAACAAGACCGTTATCAGTCCTATAATTGCCCATTGCTTCATTTAGAAACTTCCTGTACCAACTGGTATATCTAAAATCGTTGTTGTCCCATCCTCGGTCACTATCGTTAATCGAATGAAGTCTACTCCATCCTCTCCAGTCATTCTTTCATATGTGACTGTATTACCTTCCATTACGAAAGTACCGTAGGCAGCTGCTGTTCCGTTAGAGAACATGTTCTCTACTAACTGTTTTGCTAACTGAGCATAAATTCTGCTCTCTACGTTTCTTAAAAATTTTGCAAGTGTTGTGTTCTGTGCTTCTCTGTCTGCCTTTGCAATGGCATCTTCTAAATCTTGTTTTATCTTATCACGTCTAGACTTCTCTTGATTTTCTATAGTCAAATAGTGAGCAGATATCCCTATCCCATTAAAGGATGGACTCTTAAACTTGTGTACTATCTCGTCTGCATTGGCATAGTTGATACCAAGACCACATGCTGTTACCAACATTATTAGTCTTACAACGTGCAATTTACTTTCTATTTTTCTCAACATTCTGTGACTCCTGCTTCTTGCTGTTCTCTTTCATTTCGAGAACCACATTTACTTTCTGCTGTAAACGGATTAAATCTTGGTCTAACATTCTGACTTGGTCAATAACTTTAATCAATGCAAAATGCTGTTTCTCTATCTCGGGTTCTAGTTTTTCACCTACGAACCACCAAATAAAATATATGAAATATCCTAGACCCACCATCATTACAATTGGGAATCCGTAATCAGATATTACTTGAACGAGACCTTCCATTTAGTCTCTCCTTACATCTAGTTTACCGTCTTCTATAAAGTTCTCTGCTCTTGCAACCCTGTCTATATCGGGTCTAAGTTCTAACGCTGCAGAGACTAGTAAATCTATCTTAATCATTTCATTGGACATTGTTCTTGCACGATTCTCTAGGGATGTACAGAACATTGTAAGGGTTTTGATATCATCAACAACACCTTCAAGTATTTGTTTTATGACAAGGAATATGAAAAAGCCCATTACTAAACTTCCAGCAATCGGAGCTCCCACTTCACCTATCAATACAAATATATCATTCATGCATTTATTTATGTTTTTTCTTTATTAGTAAGCACTTACATGGGCTAAAAAAAAGAGACGTTTCCATCTCTTTTTCAAACTCGTATAGAGTTACTTCAATTGTTCACGGATTTCACTAATCACAGCAGCCTTGGAGCCAGACTTCTTAACCTTAAGGTTCTTCTTGTCTGCAAGTTCTACTAGTTGATTCTTAGTCAATTTCTTAAGGTCTGCAACGGTAGTTGGTTTCTCTTGAGTTGACTTGGTCGCTGGTTTCGAAACGGCTTGTTTCTTGTCACCTTTGACAGCGAAAAACAAGAATGCAACAGCGAGTATTGCTACTATAACTATTCCGTCCATAATGTTCTCCTAATTTATTTATCCAACAATGGATTTTTATCTTTTGCTTTACCAATGGCAAGTGCAAAGACTTCTATGTATTTATAGCACTTCGCCCAGACGGCATCGTCCTTCGGTGTGTCGGTCATCATTACAATGACTGAACATATAGATATGATTGCTGGTATCGCTGACATGAATGCCCAGATACTACTGATTAAATCCCACATAAGTTTCTCCTATTAAAGTTAACAGAAGTATTTATCTATTTAGTACCACCAATGGAGTACTTTGTTGTAAGTTTCCAGTTAGTTTTTTCTTTGTAAGGTATAATTTTGATTTGTGAAAGGGGTGCAGTTGGTTCTTCTATCATAGAAGGTGTAACTACTGTGACAAGTTTCCACTGTGCTAGCAGCTGACAGATAGTGTTTCTTCTACCTATATCAGACTCATCTATGTTAGTGGGTTTACCGTCGAGTTTGAATAACTCTTTGAAGTGAGTGATGTAATACTTACCACGTTTGTGTAGTATGTGACAAGATTGAAATAACTCTTGGTCTCTTCTAGATGCAACACCTATGCGTGAAAGTGTCTCCCTAATCTTTAGGAAGTCGTCTTTTTCGGGGAAGGTTACCTCAACGAGGTCTTTTACTATTTTTTCTTGTCCATCATCCATTGTTATTACCACCAATATTCATTCTGTTCTTCAACTCACGTATTTCTTTATCAGACAATAGAGTAAACAATTCTTTTGCTTCTCTTGTTGACATCTGATAATAGTCTTTTACGACAGTGAGTTTTTTACTAACGTATGGTTTAGCCCATTTTGAAAATCTCTGTCGTTTTCGTAAAGTATTTAGGAAAAATACGTATTGAAGACGATTGTCTAGACCGTGGCGACAGTTCATTTCGTTAGTAAAGAAAACAGAATCTTGGTGGTAAGACAAAGATTTGTTTATAAGGAATGGTTGATATGCTTTCTCTTCGATATCATCAACCATGATATCTTTTTTGTCGGAAGAGACCGACTTAACAAAGTCAAAAGGATTTCGTTTGTTAGGGTTCATTACTTACCTGTTACAGCAGAAAATGAATTGAGTAGGTCATCACCATAAAGAGGTTCACCAAAGAAAACAATTTCACCTGTCTCTCTAATCTCTCTCTTGACGACACCGTTGTTGTATTCAATATCCAATACTGAACCATCGTTTCCCCTAGTGTCGTACCAGCAGGAGTTTAAGGAATGTGCGTGAAGGGATTTGACCTTGTTAGACCACTCCTCTGCGAGAAGTAATCGTCTTTGTTTGTCTACTACTGAATCGTATTCACTCATTTTTTAATCCCCCATCCTAGGCACCAACAAGTGGTGACTGTAATTGCAAGTAGTAACATCACTACATCAATCATTTGAATTTGCATTCTCCCATGACTTCTGTTAGACATGCAACAAAGTTAATCTCTGAGTCCATTGCAAAAGCTGCTTTGTATTGATAGTCTGCAATTATTAAAACTGCAGCTGGTATTGATTGTGGTTCGAGTTTAGTTTCAAGTGCATTGAAAACTTTTCGGAATAATGTATTGAAGTCATTGTCGGAATTAGTTCCAACCCACTTCCTCATTGCCGACCAGTTCTTTGACTTAATCATATCGACCAGTGGTGTTAACTTCTCTTCCGATAAGGTTGAGATGAGTCCACTATCAATTACACCACTTACACCGTAACGTTGAATCTCATTGAGACATCTACGGAAATCGGGGAAGAACTTCATGATTAATTCTGCAAGGACTTTAGGGTCTGCCTCAATCTTTTCTATCTCACAAATGTTCTTACATCTTGACAACATCTGTTGTGCAAGTTGTGGTCTTTGTGTTGGTGTTATTGAAAAATCTATAACTGTAGTTCTAGAATGTAATGGTGGAATAATTCTATTCTTGTAATTACATGTAAAGATAAATCTACAATTGGACGAGAACTCTTCTATGAAGTTTCTCAAAGCTGGTTGAACTGAGTCTGCAGATATGTAATCTGCTTCGTCTAAGATAACGACCTTTGCACCACCCGATAATGAAACCGAAGATGCAAAGTTCTTAATCTTTGTTCTGAGTGTGTCAATCAAACGTCCTTCATCGGAACCGTTGATTACTATAAAGTCTGCATCGAGTTCATTACACAATGCTTTTGCAACCGTTGTTTTACCAACACCTGCTGACCCACACAATAATAGGTTAGGTATCTCTCCCTGCTTTACAAATTCCTTAAAGGTTTCTTTAAGTTCTTTTGGTAGTATGGTGTCCTCAATTGTTTGAGGACGATACTTTTCTACATAGAGAAATTCATTCATAGGAGCAAACCCCCCACCGAGTTTGCAGTGCAGACAACCCATTGATGAGTGAAGTCTACTCCCGCGTATATTGCAGAGACTGGCACAATATTCACACTATTAATATATAGGTTAGGCATTGTATTTGCTGTCTGGCTCCAGTGCAATAAAGTACTCAAGTTCTACATCTACATTATTGAAATGAGATATACCTTTTGATGATACTTGAACATCATAGTTACCGTCTAGAATTTTAAGATTCTCCATCTTGAAATTCATTTCATAAGATGTACCATCACTCTCTGCTTCTACGATTCTTGAGAACGTATTAGAAGAAGGACTCTTCTTATCTGTAACAACTAATGTTACGACTGTACCATCTGACTTAAGAACTAAATCATTAACACCTAGAACTGCAGCTGCTTTCTTCAAGTCACCTAACAATGTGGATGTTACTTTGAATTCAATCTCTGCCTCTGGCATAGTTATCATCTTGTCGGGTGCAGTCACCATACCTTCCGCTGCATAGAAATATGCGAGAGAGGAATTGTTATCTGCCACAGACAATGACGAAGCATTGAATTGGAAGTCGGGGTCATCCATTAAGGATGTTGCACCTAAGAATTCTGGCAAGTTGTATATACTGAAGTCTTGAGGGAATTCCTCAGACACAGTTGCAACTGCAAGAATGTTTTTCATATTGGAAATAGTTTCCAGTTTGTTGCCTGTTTTGACTCGAATGCCCGAGTTTATAGTCGAGAAGTTCTTTAGAACATCTTTTGTATCATTACTAATTTTCATCACTAGTTAGTCTCCTTTTTGTAGCCCGATTCCTCGAGCAATAATTTATCGTGGTTGTTAAGGGCAAGGAATCCATAATGGATTACCTTCAATAGGTCGGCACGATTCTTCCCACCCTTTTTCCCATATCTCTGGGCATATTTCATAATATTCCCAACACAGAATCCTTCACCGTGACCTGCGTCCATGATAAACTCTGTTGCTTGATATTTGTTAAGACTATAATGTTGGTCGTAAGTCGAGTCAACATATGAAGTGAACTCCTTTAAGAGTTCTCCTTCATTGTATTTGTAGTCTACAGTCTTAATAGTTTTATTCCAATACATGATACTAGTATACTCCTAGTAGTCAGATTGGTCAATAGTGTTTTCTGAACTTTCTGCATTCAAGTCGATGCCTGCATCAATCTTGGAGTAGAGGTCAAGAATACTGTTTCTAGTTTCTTCGTCGAACCTAGAGATACACATTGTAATTGACTTGAGTTTGTCATTGAACATTCTGAATGCATTGACAATGTGAACAAGTCTTCTAGTCGTAACAACATCGTCGATACCACCTTCGTAATATGTTTTTCTAATGATGTCAGCCCAGTCAACAAGTTTCTCACAGAACTCTGTGTCAACTTCACCAGTAAGACCCATCTCTTTTGTAAGGATTGTCTTCTCAATTTTCACTGGTGGATATTCCTGTTGCATCGTAATTGCAAACCTTTCCAACATCGCTTCGTTCATGATTTGAGTTCCAATGAACTTTCCATCGTCTGAACCTTGACCTTTAGTGTTTGCAGTTGCAAGAACTGTAAACCCAGCAGTAGGTGAAACCCACTCACCAGTCTTCTTAATAAGGTAACCTTTACCTTCTAGAACTGATTGTAGACACATCAACTTGTTAGAACCTAAGTCCACTTCGTCAAGAAGTAACACGGCACCTTTTCTCATTGCTTTGATAACTGGGCCTTCTCTAAAGATGACGTTACCATTCTGCAAAGTGTGACCACCCATTAGGTCGTCCTCATCGGTCTCGATAGTAATGTTAACTCTGTAAAGTTCTCTCTTCAATTGAGCACAAGTTTGTTCTATCATTAACGTTTTACCATTACCACTCAGACCAGTAACGAATACTGGAAAGAACAATTTGGATTTGATAATGTTCTTGACATCTTTGAAATGTCCGAAAGGAACATAGTTAGACATAATCTCGGGGATGATTTTAACACCATCGTCGAGTAGATTGACTGACTCTGTTTGAGCTGCAACTGGCATATTACTTGGGGAAGCAATTGATGTAATTGGAGCAGCCTTTGTAGAAACTGCAACTGGAACATCATCTGAATACCCACCGTTATAACCAGTGATAACTGCTTGAAGGTTGTACAACAAAGGCCCAGTCTCTTGGGTTTCTTTGAAGTCATACTTCGAGGATTTTATCCATGAAGGGAAATATCCATCAAAGGCATCTTTGATTTCTTTCCTTCCAAAGGAAGTTTGGTTAGGGAATTTCGTAACGAGTTCTCCCAAAAACTCAGCCCTGTCGGGTGTGTAAGAAAATTTCTTACCGTTAACATCAATTGAATTTGTCATATAGTCTCCTTGTCTTTCAATTTGTTTTCTCATCATGTATATAATAACAAAAAGCTGGGGGCATTGTCAAGGCTACTTTAGCGACTCGAATCTAGTTCCCATTTTCTCTAAGCATTTCACAACGCCCTTCTTGTTTCTTTCGGTCAAATAGTTCTCACCTTTGTTGACCCATATTCTGAATGCAAAGCATTCCTTTTCTTCAGACTTACATTCTTGTATCTTTGGACAATCATGGAATGTACATGGGGCAGGCCCAACATCCATAACTGCATCTGCAAATTTGGAATAGTCTGATTGGTGGTTTATGTAATACGCCTCGTCTACTCTAAGTGGGTCTCTATTCATTATGATATCTCCTTGATAAATTCATTTGTTAAAAATCTTGATGTAGTTTTTGCTCTCTGATTTCTTTTGAAAGCTGCCATGACTTTTGACTTCTTGGCATCGAACAATTCGTCGGACAGTTCGTCTGAACCTTCAGCCGATAACGATGAGGTTGCAGTCAAGAATAATTTTCCGTATCCGTGAGCCTCAACAACCAATCCGTTTTTTCTAATCTCCATCCAAAGAGCTCTGTCGTTATGGTAAACTGTATCTTTATGTTCTGTGTATTGCATGATGTCCATCATGTCTGCTTTCTTGTCTAGGCAGAAGTAACCAGTGACAGTAACGTTACAAGTTTTTGACAACCAAGACAAAAGGTTCTGAGTCTTTTTGAAGTCATTGCTGTATCTTGCACTGTATCTGTTACTTCTCTGAATTTCTTGATAAGGAAATACTTTGTTATCGTAAGGGTCAATGATTTCTGTCATCTCATTCATATCCCAAGAATCTATTCCTTGTGCTTTTGCCCAGTCGTATTTCTCATCTCTATCCCCATCATTAAGAAGTGGAGAAGAGTGTGAGTAACCATCTGTGATAACTGTTAAGATTGACTTCTCGATACTGTATGCAGTGTTGAACTCAGGCAGTAACTTTCTCATTGCAACTAAACAATGGTTCAGAGGAGTGCCACCTAATCTGTAATTGACAGGTCTGCAACCAGTGTTGAAGTGAACGTAGTACTCATTCTCGTCAAGTAGTAACTCAGAGTCATTGTAAAACTCATTATGTTTTGCAATAGTCTTCTCAGAACTTCTCCATCCAAACTTTCCTAGGAAGTGATTGTTCCAAAGAGCTGCAACGTTCTTCATCATCTTTGTATATTTTTTGTTGTTCATTTCGTTAGAGAATATTTCTACAAGGTTTCCTGCGTCGGTACCGTAAGTGTATTCTTCTTCCGCTGCATATGCATCTGAGAACAAGTAGATTCTGTGAGGGATGTTAGTCGCTCTACAGAATTCTGAAAGGATAATTGTTTGTTCTAATAAGTCAGCACAACTGTTACCAATTGAACCACTCCAATCAAGTAAAACATTCACACCATGATTTTGTCCATCTGGCAAGTAAGTAACTCTTTTGAAAACGTCATCGACGATTTGATACTTTGCAAGTTTGTTCATGTCTAACTTTCCAGTTTTACCACTGAAAGCTTTAACACTTCTCATTGCAGTCTGTCTCATTTCAAATTCTTTTGCCATGTGCATAACAAGTTTCTTGTTCTTGTCTCTAAGTTTCTTAGAAGTGAACTCTGCTCTGTAATCTGATTTCGACTTGTTTTCTTTAACCCAAAAAGTATCCCAGTCAGCAAGAACTTTATCATGACCGATAACTAAATCAACATTTGATTTCTTTTTGAAAACTTCTCTTAAGTTTATTTGAGTTCTCCATGTTGGAGTGTCTTCTTGAAACATCTCTTCATTGTTATGTGCATTATGTTCAGTGATTGATTCCCTTGCTCCTTGAGCATCGTCGAAGTCTTCGGCAGTACCTTGACTACCCTCTTTACCACCAGTAGTTTTTCTACCTTCTTCTTCTGACTCGTCATCGTCTTCATCGGTGTCATCTGAATCATCACCACCGTCACCGTACTCGGGTGCTTCGGGAAGGTTGTCTTCACTATCGTCTTCGTCTTCTTCTTCTGAGTCTGAAGTATCATCGTTCCACTCTTCAGAACCAGTTGACTCGTCACCTTCTTCTTGGTCTTCGTCGTCGTCTCCCTCGGAAGGAATGTAAGTCTGAGGAACTAATGCTTCGTCGTCTTCAGTTCTTGTCTCGTTTTCTTTAGACCACTCATAGATAGCAGTTGCACAAACCACAACGTCTTCCCAAGTCTGACAAGCTTCTGCCATGTCTAGGAATACTTGTTCTTCTTTTGTTAGGTTGATTGTAATTCTTGAACCACACTTAGTAATAAGATTAATCTTATCAATTATTGAAAGTTCCTGTAAGTCTCTTTTTGCAATTCCGAAGAAGTCCTTTTCCATCAACTCATTGTATGCAGTGTAGAAAGATTTTCTTAGTCCTTGAAATTTTAGTTTGATTGCTTTCTCAATTCTGACATCCTCAACAACGTTAAGGTAACCTTTAAGAGTTTTGTTTTTAGTCAATGCATTATGAAGACCCTCGTAAGGTGTGTTCAATGCATGACCAACTTCGTGACCCATGAACAAGTCATAAAGTTCATTACTAATTCCTTCTTTGAAAGTAGGACAAGCAAGTATCCTATTCTTGACATCGAAGTATGCAGTAGGTATTGGTTTGTGAACAATAGTAATGTTCTCAGTCGCCATTAACTTTGCAAGTTGGTCTTTTTGGTTTCTAGTATTTGTCATAATTAATTTGTTTCCCGATTCAGACTATAGTATATCAAAATAGCTGATGCATTGTCAAGGCTTAGATTGTAATAAATTTTCGTCTTGATTTTGAGAATTGTTTCATTGGAGACTTGAAGATGATTTCTTCAGTGGTTCCTTGTTTGATATAACCAACTAACTGTAAAGCTTTGTTTACTATGTAAGTGTGGTTCTTGCATGGGTATTCACCCCAATCTGTAATCTCTTTTAAATAAGTATTCATTATACAGTATCCAAATGTGTTCTAAGTTGATTGAAATATACCTTTCCAATATTTGGATAATTCATAACCTGTCTATAGTGTTGAACAATATTTTCCTTAGTAAGTTTGACACCAAGGTCACTTTCAATCCAAGACAATACTATTAAGAATTTTTGATGTTTCATTATGCAGCGACCTTTAAGTAGGTAGTGTATGATTCGTAGTGACCACTTGTTCCGATTGCAGAGTTGTCACATCCTCTTCCGTCTGTCCACATTTCTAACTCGATGTTATCATATGAAGTTGAAGGGATTAACACTTTAGGATATTTTTGTTTAAGGTTCCAATCATACTCGTGGTTGATTGATGTAATCTTGACGACTAGATGGTCGTCATGAATTTCTTTGAGGTAACCATTGTAGTAGTCACCGTTCTGTTTCCACTGTACTTGTTCGTACTCTTCTAACCACTCATCCCACATTATGACTGACTCCTTAAAAGTGCAGTTGCATATTCCGTCATGGAAACACCCTCGGCACCAGTGTACTTTGATAACTTGCTGATGTTTACAGCAGTAAGTTTCATACAGATTTCTTGAATAGTCATATTTGTTCCTCTTTGATTTTTCATTATATACATAGTATAACAAAAAGCCAGAGGCATCGTCAAGGCATGATTAGCGAAGGATGTGGGAGTTTCTTTCTCGGATTTGGTGTTGGTTTTCGTCTAGGTTTAGACGTTCGTCGACTAGGATTCTGTCCTCGATATCTGTGAACCACATTGAAATGGTGTGTCTCGAGCCCCTTCTCACAGTTTGTACGCCATGTTCAAGGTATAGACCTTGGAATAGAAGACCCCCAGCGGTCTCTATGGGATGCTCATGGCCTATTGGGAAGGTGTCACTGGGTGGAAAATAAGTTGTTCCACCACGGAAATTGTCGTTTAAATAAAGGATGCACGTCCATTCTCTAGAGTTTCCTTTCTCGGGAACTGCATTTTCATTAATCTCTGAATTAGAATAGGTATCGTAGTGTGGTTTTTGTACTCCACCAATTTCCCATTCGTTAAGTGCAATCATTTCGGGATAGAAATGTTGTCCTGTTTCTTTGTATATTTCGGATGTACATTGCTGAGCTGCACGTCTAATACAATCACGAACCCATGGGGTTTTTATGTGAACGTAATCAATAGCACGGTAATCTGTACCGTCACCAATTGTTCTTAGATGTTTATGCTTTAGATGATACGTTATCAGACTCTTGCAGTCTTGTGGACTCAACATGTTCTGAAGACTTATCGGCTGATACACTTTGGATGTATTTGGCAAGTGCTTGTCGTTTCTCATACTCTATTCTCTTAGCTTTTTCTTTAGGTCGTGATTTCAATGCACGGTCTAGTTTCAATTTTGAAGCACGTTGTAAAAAGATGATACCATTAAGATGGTCAACTTCATGTTGAACACATCTTGATGCGAGTCCATCTAGACTTATAACTATTTCTTCACCTTGTGCAGTCTGATATTTTAGTTCTATCATCTTTGCACGTTTAATCATAAGGTACATATCGGGGAACGATAAGCAACCTTCTTTCATCAAATCTGTTTCTTGGGATATCTTTGTTATCTCGGGATTAAAGAAACATACATTTCCTTGGTCTTGAGATTTCATTACAAAGACTCTTGCATCCAGTCCTACTTGGTTTGCACTCAAACCTATTCCACCGAATCTACCCATTGCATCTGACAATGCTTTTTCTATTTCTTCTGCATCCGTTCTTTTTTCAAAGTCGAAAGTTTGTGGTGGGGTTCTTAAAACCTTTGAGGCTTCTTCTATCAATTGATACATATTTATTTCTTAAGTAGACCGTTATATTTAACGGCAAGGTTATAATATTGCCCGAGTTTCTTAAGTCCAGCATGTCCTGCCTTGTTAGTCCTCACTGACATCTGCATGGTATACGTTGTATCTTTCGATGCAAGATGTATAAACCAATTTTGTTTTGATGATTTAGAAGCTTCTGCTTTAATGAACTTAACTACTGGTAAAAATACTCCGAGTTCATCATCATCTGTAACCTGCTCATACGTGGAACCAATCCCTTTAATAACTTTGGTTGGAACGCCTGGGGCTTCACGTAAAATTTCTTTCTTTATATAGTCAAATGATTTGCCACCTTGTTTCCCATTCTTATTGAATAGGTCTATCAGTGATTGACGGACTATCTCTAGTACTTGATTGTAGTACTCTTCATATTGTTTGTTGTTATTTTTATCTAAGTCCTTTAGAACTTGTTGTGTAGTCTTTCTATCTTTACTATCATACGTTGCAGAAGAAGGCATACCTTCAATCTTTGAGTATACTTTCTTATGTAAGTCTAGTGATAGTTTCTTAACATCTTTACCACTTGAAAATGCTTGGAATACTGGATTCACATATGTGTTAAGTTTTGGTTCTGAAGTTTTCTTACCACCTGCTTTAAGAGAGGTTCCTAAGAGAGCTCCATCTGTAAATTGTAAAAAGATATCGCCTGGATGTTTGGGTGGGACTCCAGCTGGTTTTGCACGGTACCCCCAAAAGACACTCTTGATTGATTTTTCTTTCATCTCATCATAGATATACTTTGTAATACCTATTGCATTCTCAACCTTCTCTGTAAACTTGGATGACTCTTCTGCTTGTGCAATGAAATCTTTTGCTGATTGTTTGTCTGAAGCACCAACACATTTTAACTTGTCAACGTCCTGTGTAAGTATCCACTCATAGAATGATGGTACCGACTTAGGTTTGTAACGTTTTTCCCATGCAATGCAAGGGAAGAGTTCTGTGATACTTGAATTCAGTGTTGTCTCATTCATGCCACCACTCTTGGGTTTAAACATGATGATTGCACGGTCTCCATTCAATGATGGGATAAAGATAGGGTCAAAACTTGATAGAGAACTTCCTTTAACTTCTGCAGTAATATCTGCATTCCTTAATTTCTTTTCCATCTCATCTCTATCAGCATCTCTGTCCTGTGTCTTAACAACAAAAACTGTAGTCTTAGTATTAGATTTCTTATGCTTCTCAATCGTCAACCCATCTATTACTTCCGAAGGTAGGTCATTGACTTCTAATGCTTCGTCGAGTGAAGGAATATCTAGTCTGATATCCTCAAGTTTGGGGTCGAGTAATTCGTTGAATGATTTCATAATACTATTTATCCTATTCTGCTAGTCTAGAGAAGTTTTTGTACTTCTCAAATCTTAACACATTACTGAACTTATCATATAATGTATCTCCTTTATGACTAATGATAAATGCATTTACTCCATCTGTCAAGGTGTTTAACAGCTTTAAAAATTCATCTGTACCTGTAACGTCTAGAGATGAGTCAAATACTTCATCTAAAATAAGTAGATTAGTGTTCACACTGTTCTTCATTCTTGCAACACTTCTCCATGTGAATAGTAGTGCAAGGTCGATTCTCATCTTCTCACCTTGAGAAAAGTTTTCGTATTTGAATACGTCACGGAATCTTGATTTAATTGTTTCATCGAATGATTCGTCCAATTCAAACCCAACATAGAACTCAAGTTGTGCTAGATACTTATTAATAAGCTTGTTCATGATAGGAACGTACTGTTTAATAATCTTCTCTTTAACACCTTGGTCTCTGAGAAGCATGGTTGCAATCTCATAGTAATGTGTTTTGTCTATTAAGGATTTGTTTTTGGTGTGTAGGATATCTAATTGGTCTTCACCTTCAGTAATTCTTTCATGTACGTCTGAACCACCAGTGGTCTCTACCTTTAAGGTTTCTATCTCTTCACTAATCTTTTGAATGTACTTTTGATTAGATAGAATTTCAGTTTGATGTAACCCTACTTGTCTTTGTATTTGGTCGATGCCGTGTTGGATGTCACAGATTTCAATGATACGGTTTGAACAATTCCATAATCCTTCTTCAATCTGTTTGAGCGCAGAAGCAATCTCCGTTGCCTTCGTACTCTTTGATTTGAGATGTTCTTTCTTATGTTCCTCATCTAACCCCTGTTTGCATGTTGGACATTCGTCGTTCTCTTCATAAAACTCAACTTCTTTCAATGCTTTATTACGTGCATTCGTGAGTTGCTTTTCCACATCTTGTAAGTCTTTCAACTTCTTATTGATGGAATCTCTATCAGAAATTGTCAACTGAATAGTATTAATTTCTGTGGTATTACTATCTATGACTTCTAAAAGCTCACCGATATTTTTATTGGTATCAATAATGGTTTCTTGGAACTGGGTAATCTTTTGCATTCTATTCTCAGTCATCACTTTAACTTGTTCGTTTAAGCCACTGAGTCTTTCTTCTAGAATTTCAACTTGATGTTGGGTATCCTTCAAGTCAATTTGATGAGCAGCTTTCTTCTTACGAAGTAGTTGCATCATGGTTGTAAAGATGTTTATATCAAGTAAGTCTTCTACCAGTTTCCTTCTATCCTTTGCTCTCAATTGCATAAAGGGTGTGAAGTTGGCAGAACCTAGGATTGCAACCTGTGTAAATGAGCGATAAGACATCTTTAGAATGTTACGTTCTAGATGGTCTTGGTAGTCTCTTACTGTTGCATCTTGGTTTACAAATACGTCATCGACATACAGTTCAAAGATGTTTGGTTTGATACCACGGATTATTTTGTATTCTCTTTTACCAATATAAAAGAACACCTCAACGACCATAGCTTTCTCGTTGATACTATTAATGAGTAGTTCTTTTTTTAGATTTCTAAATCCACGTCCATACAATCCGAAACATAATGCATCTAATAGTGTGGACTTACCAGCACCATTCTCTCCTAAGATAAGGGTAGTTTGATGTGAGTCTAATTGTATTTCAGTAAATTTATTACCCGATGAAAGTAAGTTCTTCCATCGTACTTTTGTAAAATTTATCATAGGTAAGTGTGTTCATCCAATGCTTCATTATATAAGGTCTTCATAATCTCGTCGAGCTTCTCTTTCTTACCTTGTATTTCTAACCCATCAACATACTTGGATAATATGGTTAGGGTATCGTCGACACCTTCGATTTCATCATCGTCAAAGAAATCCATGTGTTTGTTATCATCTACAACTGCAACATGTATCGGGTTAGATGCATGTACCTTGTCTAGGTATGAGTCAAACCAATAAGGATTGTCTTTATTAACAACAATAACCTTTACAAATTTACCCTCAAATCTTGAGTAGTCAATATCGTTTAAGGCTTCGAACGTTTCTATCTTACCATCATCATAGTATCCCTTCTCGAACATAGTTAAAGGGTTGTGTACTGGTGTAAGTTCTTTTGTTTCTGTATCAAAAATGTGGAAGTACTTCTTGTCATTATAATCTGACCAAGTGAATTCCATTTGTGAACCTAAGTATCTGCAGTTCTTTACTTCTGATTTGTGATGGAAGTGGCCACTGTATACCTGTTCAAACCTCTTGAGGTAGGATATGTCGAGTCCGTGTTGACACGTCATGTTAGGTAATAGTAATGCACCTTCTATCTCGAAATGTCCCATACAGTGTGTAGCAGCTGCCGTCTGCATGAATTCTACCATGTCTGCATAGTTATCATTGTTAATCCATGGGACTAATGCAATTGGGAAGTCATCGTAATCCTTTACAATAGGGTCGGCGTATACGGTAATATTAGGTTGATTGTAAAGAAGTAACTCGGGTGAGTTAACATCATTTGTGTTCTTATAATATGTATCATGGTTACCTAGAATCAAGTCCATCTTGATTCCCCTTTCGTTAAGTGGGTTTACAAAGTGTTCGATGTTTGCTTTCATCGATGCAAAGTTTACATACTTACGTCTATCAAAGTAATCACCCATGTGGATAATCTGTTTGATATTATGTTCGTCTAGATATGGGAAGAAAACTTCTTCATAAAAACGTCCTTGGTACTTGGACATCTCAACCATGTCTGAACGGACACCACAATGGGTGTCATTTAGAATAGCTATTTTCATTCAGTCGGTTCTTCGAATTTTTCTAGTGACTTTTTCTCTTTTGCTTTTTTGGATTTTGATTTACGTGGTTCATACTCAACACGGTTCATATTCTCTTGCATCCATTCAACGTTTGAGTTTGTAAGGGTGGGGTCATGTTGACCATCGATAGTAGAGAATGAATCCATAGTAAGGGATGATTCCATAATTTGTTTCTGTTTAATATAGACCTGCTTCTTTTCCTTCTGAATCCTTCTCAAGAAAGCGTAGTAACAAATCTGAGTAACATATGCAAATGCATTACTTGATTTTTCAACGTTGAAGTTACCGATGTATTGAATACAATTTTCGATTGCATCACAAATCATTTCGTCACGGTAAGTATAGTTGATGAAATTTGGTCGAGTGGATAATCGGGTTGCAATCTTATAGATGCACTCACCAATGTATTCAGTCATACGTGGTTTGATGTTTCCTTCGAGAAGTTCTGCCTTTACCAAATTATTATACTCTGCAACAGCAGCTGTAAACTCTTTGTTATTGACGTAATGTTCTGCTTTCTTTGGGTCTTTTTTAGTAGTCATGTATACATTATACCTGTTTTAACTGGTATTGTAAGTGGCTTTCTCAATTAATTCATTTGAGTAATGTTGGGGGATACTTCGGATAGTCTTGCATTGATTTCTATGTAATGAATTTGATTCTTGGGGACTTCATCTTCTGAGAATATAGCATCTACTGGACACTCTGCAACACATAGACCACAATCAATACATTCGTCGGGATGGATAACTAACATGTCATCTGCTTCATAGAAACAATCTACTGGACATATCTCTACACAATCTGTGTATTTACATCCAATGCATGGTTCTGTTATAATAAAAGCCATTTAGTTTTAAAAGCCTATAGACATATGAGAAAAGTGTGATAAAATGAATATGTCCCAAGGGGGATATACTTAGCTAGTAGGTAGATTAGTTCCTAGATTGATGACTGCAAACATCATAAACATCATTCCCATTACTGTTATTTGTATTAAGGTAGGAATTACGACGAACATTACCAAGGGGTCGAATTTCATTGACATGAAGAAGTCTTCTTCTAACCAATCATTTGCTTCTTTGTCTGTCGCGTCTTTCACAGTATTATTTAGGTAAGTTAAATCACCCTGTTTTAAATCAGTCAAATCGAATACGGATTGTTTAGGTTTTCCCCATGCATCTTTCATAGAGCTTTACATACCATTTTGAATTGTTCCAACTCTCTGACTGCTCGAAGAGCTCCAGGCTCTCTATCCATTAACATCCATCCCATAAAGAATACAATCAATAAAGAGTATTTCATTTACGGACTCTGATTGAATAGATTACTGCAATGATTAAAGCTTGCATTGACAATGCTGTCAATAGAAATTGGATATCAGACACTTGGCATAATCCCCAAAATTGAGATGATAAAGATTAGGCAGAGACATAAAGTCTCTACCGTATCTCGTAAAACATTTAGTTTATTTCTTATCATTATGCTACTGTAGCGACGATAATCAATACTGGTAATGCGAAAGGAAGAGTCAACAGCACTAGAAATTCGATAGTGTCACAAACTTTACATTCAAAGATTGAAACTTCTCTAGCTTTTCGTACCATGCTCTTCGCAATGTAAGTTGCTGTGGACATGGTTTTCCTATAGGTTATTATAAAAGTCATGTATAATATGATATAAACCAAAATTATACGGTACTATGTATACAAATTAAAATCCTAATGAATAATTCTGTCGTCGTCGATATCATAATCAAAATCCTCTAAGAGGTCATCATCATTTTCAATCAAAGATTCCATTACTTTATTCATGTATTTTCTTTGTACGTCTTCAATACCAATTTTCTTATTAGTAAGAGGGATGGTTCCCTGTTCTACCATTTCTAACCAACGACTAGAAGCTTCATCATAGAAAGGTATGAACTGTTGGTTCATATCACTCCTATGTAATACTTCTGTTGCTGGTATTAAAACAATAGAGTCTTCACTCAAAGGTGCATACGGATAAAACGTAGCAAGAGTCTGAGTTAAGTTTTGAACTGTGAGTTGGCATATCATAGGTAAGGTTATTTCCAATCCAACATGGGTATCTCTAACCATGCCTACAAGTTCACTACCAGTCTTTAGTTTAATAACTTCGTACTTTTGTGGTGTTAAATCTGAGGGTCTTGTCATTTTAAGTCAAACTGCCTTATCTCGTATGTAAAGTTCTCTTCGTTGTATATATTTATACGTTCTCTAAGGTGGTTCAGCGTATGATTCTCACATTGTAAGTCGTCTGATATATCAAACAACCTCATGGAATCTTTACCGTCGGCCTTACGAAGTCCTCTACCTATCGATTGAAGGTTTCTAATTCGACTCTTTGATGGGGATGCAAAAACAATGTTGTCTATCTTCTTAATGTTTACACCAGTTGAGAAGGTTCCGTATGATGCTAGTATGACATTGTCATTTGCTTTCTCTACTAACCCTCTGACTGCTTCCCTGTCTATTACATCCGTACCACCATATACATAGTGCAACTTATCTCCCAAACGAGGGAACATCTTTTTCTGTAGAACTGCACCGTGCTTCTCTACAAACTGGAATAAGACTAGGGTGTTACCTTTTAAACTGTATACAAGATTACATAAGAAGTCGTTACGAAGTTCACTTGAAACTAGGTAATCCATCTCATCTTGGTAGGACATTTTCTTCTGTTTAGTATGACGTAGTATGACACAATCTATAGAAAGATTTGCAATAGTACCCTCGTCCATTAATTCTTTTGTTGTGATAACCTTTTTAACTGGGCCGAAGAGACCTTCTAGTTGTAGTCTGTGTACCTCTGTTCCGTCTAGTGTACCAGTGCAACCAATTCTTATAGAAGTCTTCTTCATCTTCTCTAGGATACCTTTCAGTACATTTGCTTTGAATAGATGGGCTTCATCTCCGACAACCATCTCAAAAGATTCTAAAACTTCCTTCGGTGCTTTAGCAAACGATTGCCATGTAGTAACTGTGATGGGTGCATCAAACACTGGTTGTTTAGAATAGATTTTACAGATAGGTTCTTTGTATCCATAGTCTTGGAAATCTTTAGTCATCTGTTCTACCAGTGAGGTAGTAGGAACGATAACAACGGTTTTACAATCGTAGTATCTTGCTAGCATATAAATGATAAGAGACTTACCACTTGCAGTAGGTGACAATAGTAACTGTCTTCCATACTTAACTGCAGACTCGAATGCTTCTATCTGATAATCTCTAGGTTTGAATGGTAGATTCAAATCCTCAATGTGCCAGTCTTTTAGTTTGTGTTTGTAACCGATGACATCTTGGATACCTTCAAACTCATACCCACGTTCTCTACAGAACTCATCCACGTATGGAAGTAATCCTATGTAGACCTTGTGTGTTTTGATTGAGAAAAGATATACCTTACCATCCCACCATTTGTTTTTATAACTTGGCATGAATTTTGCGTTAGGTACGGTGAAGGAAAAATAATCGTGAAGGTCTTTAGCCAAACCATCATCACAATCTACCTTCATGAAACATTCATCCACTTTAGAGACGGTGACTTTCATTTATCTGTATGGTTGTCCTATGTACCAGCCGACTAGACTAGTTCTAGTTCCTTGGGTAACTGGAGTAACTTGGTGATGTACAAATGAGGGGAACATTATTAATGAACCTTTTTGCTTTGCAGAATTAGGAATCTGCCTCATGTAATCTCTCATGTCTCTTGTATAATCTGTTGAGGTTAACGTATCTTTTGCACGGATGTCTTCCATCCATTGGAAGTTACCACCCTCGTATTCTAAAGGGTCTGTTAACTGTATGGAGAAACTAATCTTTCTAAACATACCACTGTTTGCATATGGTTTGTCACTGGCATCTGTGTGCCATGTATAGAAACCACCACGACTTCCTTGTTGTGCATTATATGTTGTATGTTGTAATGGTTCTAATCTGTCTAAGTCGAAGTTCCAACCACTCTGTTTCATTCCCATGTGGACTGCATTTTCTACCTTCTCCCAAACCTCACCCATGAGAACTTTTGCATCACCAGTCATCCATCTTATGTCGGATGCTCTGATATTGTTTACAACTTCACCACCTTCTCCACCACCAGCTCTTTCTGCACCTCGGGATTCATCGTCGGGGTCTAAGTCTAGTCTACCACCTTGGCCAACTGCACCTGCCTCTAACGGAAACTCCATTGCCTTTCCGTTGATTAATTCAACTTCAGCTGAGGATAGTAGTTCGGGGTATGTAAAAATATGGGTATTCAGATTCATTATTGTCCAGCCATAAACTTTCTCCAATCGATTGTGTTCTTAATCGTTTGGTGTCTCCATGTTATATTCTGCATACATTCCTTAAGGAAGTCTACAGTCACTTTAAGGTACTCAATCTTTGCATTGAGTTCTTGTAAATCTTTATCTGCATTAAAAAATATCTGCATGTCATTCTTCATGATTTTTAAACCATTGAATGGGTCGGGTTCCCAACCAAGTTCTCGGATTGTATCGTCATCCATTTTTCCGTTGAACCACAACCACTTATCTTTAAGTAGAGTGTTGTATTTTGTTTGGTAGTTTTTAAGGACGAGAATCTTACTTGTTAGTAAGTCTTGATATTTTGCATGGAGTTTAGGTACTTCTAACGAAGCAGTATCCAATTCGATATCATCTATTTCACAGTCATTAACCCATTGGGCTTTCAATTCATCTAAGTTCATAATATATATTATACCACAAAAAGGGTCTTTTAACTAGTGGTTTCTATGTCGTAGTAAGTAAATTTAAACTCTACGGTGGCAACCACTGCCTCTCCGTCTGCACCCGATTCAAATTCTAGACCACTCAAACTGATTGGAAAACAGTCGTGGAATCTAAAGAACTTATTAGGTATGTTTTTGTTAGTTGTTGTAATCAAAGTGATGTCCGACATCTCATTGTCTGTTGCACCGAGAGATGCCATCTGTCCAGTAGCAGTTTGTTTACTACCAACATAATCTGCATAATCTTTAGGGTCTTTGATTGGTACAATTGCATTCATCCAATCGTAGATTTCTTTAAAGTTTTGAATATCTTCATCGACTAAAAAGTCAACTGATAAATTTTCGAACGTAACCTTGTCGCCTGGAAAATATGCATCCAATCCGACTCCAGCACCCTGTGCAATTTCAGAAAACTGCAGGCCTGGAATATTACACTTCTTAATGTAGTATTCAGTAGTAGGTACCTTGTCAATAAGAAGTCTAAAATTATTCTTATTGAGAATGGATTTATTGATATCAACCATTTATTTTTGTTATCCGTTTGTTAC